TCGAAGACAGGACGCAGCCGTGGCCGGGAGCGTGTGGAGTTTTCCACCCGTTGTTGACCGAGGCGGTGGTTCGTTTCCAAAGCCAAACCATTACAGAAGTGTTCCCGGCAAGTGGGCCGGTGCGAACCTCTATCCTTGGCAAGGAGACGAAAGAAAAGGTTCAGCAAGCTGAACGAGTCCAGACAGAACTGAACTATCAGCTTACCGAGGTGATGACAGAGTATCGCCCGGAATTTGAACAGTTGCTTTTCCACCTCCCCCTCGCGGGAAGTGCATTTAAGAAAGTCTACTTTGACCCGTCCCTTGGTCGAGCATGTGCCATGTTTGTGCCCGCCGAGGATTTTGTCGTCAGCCACGGGGCGTCAGATCTAATGACTTCCCCTCGCTACACGCATGTTATGAAAAGAACTAAGAATGACGTGCGGAAACTGCAAGTGGCAGGATTTTACCGGGACGTGGATCTTCAAGACCCTTCCCCCGATTACTCTAAAATCCAAGATAAAATTGACGATCTCGATGGGTCAGCGGAGGTCGAGGCAGACGGGCGTTTAGTCCTCCTCGAAATGCACGTTGATCTCGACCTCCCCGGTTTTGAAGACCTTGGCCCCGACATGGAGCCAACCGGAATCGAATTGCCATACGTGGTGACGATGATCCGGGGCACACAAGAGATCCTCTCGATCTATCGCAACTATCGCGAAGATGACGAGTTAAAGATCAAACGGTTGCACTTTGTGCATTACCAGTATCTGCCGGGACTAGGGTTCTACGGGACCGGGCTTATCCATTTGATTGGTGGCTTGGCCAAGTCCGCAACCAGCATCTTACGACAACTGGTTGACGCGGGAACGCTGTCCAACTTGCCAGCCGGATTGAAGGCGAGGGGTCTTCGGATTAAGGGAGACGATGCGCCGATCATGCCGGGTGAGTTCCGCGACGTGGATATACCGGGCGGCAGCATCCGCGATAACATTTCGTTCCTCCCCTATAAAGAACCAAGCAGCGTCCTCTATCAGCTTCTCGGTAACATAGTCGAAGAGGGTAGGCGCATTGGTTCGGTTGCCGATCTGCAAGTCGGTATGGGGCAGTCTGGAAAAGAAGCGCCTGTCGGAACAACGCTCGCCATAATGGAGCGAGCCATGAAAGTTATGAGCGCGGTGCAAGCCCGCGTTCACGCCAGCCTTAGATCAGAGTTAAGACTCCTCTCGAATGTCATCTCGACCTCGATGGAGGATGTATACGATTACGAATTTGGTGAAGGAGAGAGTCATTCGCGTGTTGAGGATTTTGATTCCCGCGTAGATATAATTCCCGTCTCTGACCCCAACGCAGCATCGATGTCTCAGAGAGTCATGCAATATCAAGCGGCTTTCCAGCTAGCTAATTCAAATCCAAATCTCTACGACATGCCGATGCTGCATAGACAAATGATGCAAACGCTTGGCATCCCGAATGCGGAAGAGATCGTTAAGTCTCCAGAAGACATGGAGCCGATGGACCCCGTTTCCGAGAACATGGCGATGATGAAGATGAAGCCGGTCAAGGCGTTCGTCTATCAAGACCATGAAGCGCACATCAAAACCCATATGGCGGCAGCGCAAGATCCGCTGATCCTAGGGTTGGTTAAGGGCACGCCGATGGCAAAGTCTATGGAAGCCGCCCTCGCTTCGCATGTTGCAGAGCATGTTGCCTTCCAGTACCGCCGTGAGATCGAGAAGGCGATGGGCACGCAGCTTCCCGATGCAGACAAGCCACTGCCAGAAGATATCGAGTTTCAATATTCCAAGCTCGTCGCTGACGCAGCCGACAAGGTTCTCTCGAAAGACAAGGCAATTGTCGAAGCGCAGAAGCGGCAGCAAATGGAGCAAGACCCGGTTGTCCAGATGCAACAACGAGAGATTGCAATCAAGGAAGCCGAGGTCAAACGCAAGGCGATGTCCGACCAGTCACGGGCTGAAATCGAAAGAGAACGCATTCAGACAAACGCAGCCCTCAAGGCAGCAGAGATTGCATCTGAAGATAAGCGCACGGGGCTGCAAGTCGGTGTCGAGATATCGAAGACGAAGGAACAGCTTGACGCCATGCAGAAGAGAGAAGGTGTTCGCTTTGGAATCGACATAGCCAAGAGCGCGGCTGACAGAGCAAGTAAAGAGAAACTTGAGGGTGCCCGACTTGGAGTTGAGGTTGGGAGGAACTTGTTAGACCAGTCTAACAGAAACAATAAAGACTCTTGAGTGTAGATAACCCAAAGACGGTCTTCGATGTTCTATTGAAGAAGGTCCGTGAAACCCAAACGTCCATCTCCGATTCAGTATCGAACGGTGGCGCACAAGACTTTGGTCAGTACCAGAGAATGGTTGGCCAGATCGAGGGCATAGCTCTCGCAGAACGTGAAATCCTCGACCTCAGAGATGCTTACTACTCTGACGAGGTATAGCGGGCACACACCAGCCTTATGGTGGCTTTAAAATAAGAGAGACCAATGACCGCTGATCCAGCGCCAAAAATGCTGCCGGAACCTTCCGGCTACAAGATCCTCATCTCAATACCAGAGCATGAGGAGAAAACCGATGGTGGTGTTTTTCTCCCCGACCGTTTCAAGTCGGCGGAAGAAACTGCATCCATCGTTGGCCTCGTAATAAAACTCGGTCCTCTAGCCTATGGCGACGAGGATAAGTTCCCGACCGGTCCTTATTGTAAGGAAGGTGACTTTGTCATTTTCCGTTCTTACTCGGGCACCCGACTAAGGGTGAAGGGTAAGGAGTTCCGGCTAATCAACGACGACACGGTTGAAGCCGTTGTCGATGATCCGAGGGGCTTTGAACGAGCATGAGCGAAGAACAAGAAGCGTTATCCCCAGACGAAGATGCCGTCGAAATAGATATTGTTGACGACACTCCGGAGCAAGACAGGGATAGACCAGAGCGAAAGGGCGAACCATACGATCCCTCCGATGAGGAAATCGAAGAGTATTCTGAAGGCGTTCAAAAACGCATCAAGAAACTACGCTTTGAATTTCACGAAGAGAGACGCGCAAAGGAAAAAACTTTACGCGAAAATGCAGAAGCCCTTGCGTATGCACAACGCCTTATGGATGAGAACAATGAGATCAAAGGTCTCCTTCATAAGCATCAAGAAGTTCTACAACAGTCACAGTCAGAGCGTCTGGCATCCGAAGTCGCCATCCAACGACGGCGCTACAAGGAAGCCTACGAGCAAGGTGACGCTGAAGAGTTAGCATCTGCCCAAGAAGATTTGTCGAGGGCGGTTAGCTCTCACGAAAGAATCTCTTCCGCACCACCACCGCAACCGTTGCAGTCTGCACCTCCGGTGCAACAGCAGCAACAGCAGCAGCAACCCGCACAGAAAGACGAGCGGGCAGAAGCGTGGCTTAGAGAGAACTCTTGGTTTGGTGAAGACCGTGCAATGACGGGATTTGCCTATGGATTGCATGAACAACTGGTTAGCCAAGAAGGTATCGATCCGCGAAGCGATGCCTACTACGCACGCATAAACAATGAGATGCGAAACAAGTTCCCCGAGAATTTTGACGGGAATGCTTCATCTGGGAATGGCGCTTCACAGGCAAACGTGGTGGCCCCGGCAACCCGAGGGACCGGCAAAAGATCACGCAAAGTAAGCTTAACATCGACGCAAGTGGCCCTCGCGAGGCGACTTGGAATATCGCCAGAGCAATACGCTCAACAGCTAGTCAAGGAAATGAATCAGCAATGAGCAATCGCGCAAAAGGTAATGACGCTTCCAGAGATAGTCGGGATACCGATACGCGGGAAGCAACAACTCGCAAGTCAACGTGGAAACCACCTTCGGTTTTACCGGACCCAACTCCGGAACCGGGTTACCACTACCGATGGGTTCGAGCGCGAACGATGGGAGAAAGCGATAACCGCAACGTCTCCAGTCGTTTTCGTGAGGGCTACGTTCCCGTCAAAGCAGAAGATCACAAAGACCTTCAGCTTATGTCGGATCGTGGCAGTGAGTTTGCTGACAACGTCGAGGTTGGCGGGTTGGTGCTTTGCAAAACTTCTCTTGAGAACAAGGAAGCCCGCGAAGAGTACTACTCCGACAAAGCGGCTACGCAGATGGAAAGCGTCGATAACAACTTCATGCGGGAGCAAGATCCCAGAATGCCTTTACTCCGACCGGAGCGAAGCACTCGGGTGACCGGCTCCTTTAAAAAATAAGGAGATGACTAAGGATGGCAACCACTGCTGCTCCGCTTGGTCTCCAGCCGATCAATTTAATTGGAGGGCGCGTCTATGCTGGCGCGGTTCGCCACTTTAATATTGCATCAGCTTACGGGACCAACATCTTCAACGGCGATATCGTTAAGCTTGTGACTGCCGGTGTTGTAGAAAAAGACACTGGTACAACTGCTTGTACCCCCGTTGGAGTTTTTGTTGGGTGTGCCTTTACGGACCCCAATTCTGAACAGATGACCTTCAAGCAATACTGGCCAGCTTCGACCGTAGCGTCGGACGCCGTGGCTTATGTTGTTGATGACCCCGATGTGCTTTTCAAAATTCAAGCAGATGGGGCTGTAGCTCAAACTGGTTTGGGTGCGAACTTTGCAGTTGTGCAAGGTTCTGGTTCAACTTCGACGGGTAACTCGGCAGTCAGCCTTGACGCCTCGACGGTTGCGACGACCAACACTCTACCTCTTCGCCTTATTGATTTCTGGACAAGCCCAGACAGCGCCGTTGGTGATGCTTACACCGACTGCATTGTTAAGTGGAATGCCGGTCATGCATACGGCAACACAACCGGTATTTAGGGAGTAACGCAAAATGGCTATTTCGCGCGCACAACTCCTTAAAGAGTTGGTCCCCGGATTGAACGCACTGTTCGGTCTGGAATATGATTCTTACGAGAACGAACACGAAGAGATTTATTCCACGAATACTTCTGATCGTGCGTTTGAAGAAGAGTTGAAATTGAGTGGGTTCGGTGCCGCTACCGTCAAAGACGAAGGTAGTGCTATCGATTACGACAATGCACAAGAGCATTACGTCGCCCGCTATAACCATGAGACGATTGCATTAGGTTTCTCAATCACTGCTGAAGCAGTGGAAGACAACCTCTATGACAGTCTCTCAGCACGGTACACCAAAGCGTTGGCCCGTTCGATGGCACACACGAAGCAAGTAAAAGCCGCTTCGCCCATCAACAACGGAATGCCAAGCGGTTCCTTCACCTCTGGTGATGGTGTCACGCTGTTCAACACGGCTCATCCGCTCGTTTCGGGTGGGACGAACTCGAACACGCCTTCCACCGCGCATGACCTCAACGAGACCTCGCTCGAAGCGGATATCATTGCGATCTCCGAGTTCACTGACGAGCGCGGCCTGTTGATTGCTGCACGTCCACAGAAGTTGATTGTTCCGCCGGAACTCATGTTTGTCGCAACCCGTTTGCTTCAGTCTGACATGCGTACCGGAACGGCAGACAACGATGTGAACGCGATCAAGAATTTGGGATCGATACCGGAAGGGTATCGGGTTAACCACTTCTTCACCGATGCAGATGCGTATGTGATCATCACGTCGATCAACGCAAGCGATGGCATGAAATACTTTGTTCGCACGCCAATCGCGACAGCGTCTGACGGGGATTTCGATACCGACAACATGCGCTTCCGCGCACGGGAGAGATATTCGTTCGGTGTCTCTGATCCGCTTGGTGTCTACGGTTCACCCGGAGCTTAACAGCTAAACAATAGGAGAGACCTCATGTCTTGGATCAAAGGCAAAGCGATTGCTGTGTGTAAGACGATCTGCGGCTGGGGTCTCTCCCTGTTGCTATGGGTGAGAGACCTTCTCTGCAAGTTGCTCCGTTGCAAATGCTCGGGCTGCAAAAATCCAAACTGCGACTGTGCAACTTCCTAAAGTTTTAATTGTCGTAATGGCGCACTGCGCTGGTTCCAAACAATAGGAGAACTGTTATGACGACTACGCATTTTACGAATGGCGTTTCCAACCAGACCGTTGGTAACCCGCTATATGACTATCCCTATCTCGATCCGTTCAAGTTCTATTCGTATGCGAATGACTTCTTCACGTATCACGCTGACGAGTGGACGATCACGACCACTGAAGCGGGCACTGGTTCCGCTACCGAAGCGTTAACATCAAGTGCTGGCGGTGCCCTTCTGGTTACCAACGCGGCTGGTGATAACGACCTCGACTTCTTCTGCCTCAAGGGCGAGAGCTTCAAGTACGATTCCACCAAGAGGATGGTATTCAAAGCACGCTTCAAGGTGAGTGACGCGACTCAATCCGATGTTGTCATGGGTCTGACGATTACGGACACAACCCCGCTTGACACTACCGATGGCATCTTCTTCCAGAAAGACGATGGCGATACCAACATCGACTTCCACATCGAGAAGGACAACTCGGCGTCATCGAACGCGGCTGTCGGTACGCTTGCTGACGATACGTTTGTGACGGTTGCTTTTGTCTATGCCCCGAGTGGCAACAAGGGTGCCGGATCGTTCGGCGTCTACGTCGATGACGTGCAAGTCGCCACGCAAGATACTTTGACGAATGTACCAGACGACGAAGAACTAACGGTTACGTTTGGCATTCAGAACGGTGAAGCCGCTGCGAAGACGATGACAGTCGATTACATTATCGCGGCTGTGGAGCGGTAATCCATGAACGATCTCACCGCTAAGACAGTTACGGCGACCGGTTACATAACCGGCTCGTCTGGCAACGCCCAACCCGCACGGGTGAAGACAATCTATTATGTTGCAAGTGGAAGCGCGGGATCGATTACTCTCAAGGACGGCGGGTCTGGCGGGACAAGTAAAATTGTTATCGCCACCCCCGCATCCGCAACCGCGACAGAAGTAGTGTACATACCGGACTCCGGTGTTCGCTTCTCGACTGATGTACACGCAACGATAGCTGACGTGACTTCTGTCACCGTTTTCCATGACGGTTAGATGGAGATCGATTTCCGTTT